AAGACTGGACAGACAAGGCGTAGATGCGTCCAAACGTATTCACACGGCCCTTACCACCCACCTCGAAAAAATACTCACCAACCGTATAAGGCTGGAATGAGATTATTGAATCAAAATCCTCCTCCACCAACGTCGCCGCGTTACCAACGCTTCCAAGTTCTCCATACATCAGTGGCAAAGTGTTGTAGAGATTGGACGCAGAAAAGACCTGATACATCTTGTTTTCTGTGTATTCCAACCATTGACGCACACCTGGTGCATCCATCAAATCAGGGTTGGACAAGCCAAGCCGAAACCAAGGACGTGAAGGACTTGTAAGACCGCTGATCAAACCACTGACCAACGTCCGTAACGCTAAGATTGGTGCGTTGTTAGGAAGATTATTCGTGCGTTTTTTCTTATTCGTTTCTGAATAACTGAAACGACCTCGTCGGGGATAGAAGTTGGCCATAACAGCCTTCCAGTCGGCATCGAACGAGCTTCGTTCGCTCTTCATATCCTCTATGCGTCTGTCGAAGTGGTTTCGGGCCTGTCGGGTCAAAATGAACCACCCCCACCGAGTATATTGGTCTTCCTTGTGTTCGCAGGTGACAGCAGTCCTTGCGCACTGGTCCTGATCGTTGATCTGTCGCCGCTTAACAGGGCTAAGTTTCGACGTTCGTCCTCCCGCGCCCTCCTCACCTCAGGGTCCGCCCGCGTTGGCGCACGGGGAATAGGTGGTGGAGCCGGTGGGTCTTCTGGTTTACTCGATCCGCCTAAACACATCGCCCAGCCCTCCCTCTATTAAATAATTCCATGCAATCAATCCTCGTAAGGGTCAAAATCCTTGGCCACTACGGGCTCGCTGAATTGGTTTTTCTTACCGACAGGACGGGCAAACGATAGGGCGGCAGCGTCACTGTCATTAGGCGACGGCAACCCCATCGCTTTCATTTCTTTTTTGCCCAATAATTGTAATTTGTCGTCCAAACGGGGAACGGTTTCGATGGATAAGAGATTTTCGACCATTGTGTCATTTGCCTTGATAGATCCACCTTGGCGTAACCACTCTCTAAGCAGCTTATGCATCTCTGCCCGTTTGTTCAGGCATCCAGGATCGCCAGACTTGCCCGCAAAATGAACAAGCTCCCAATTCCGTCCCATCGTGTCACCGACAGACTTGATCCCCGTTCCATAGCCGAAGTCGATAAAGACAGCGTCCGCCTTATGTTCCGTTTCCAGCGACGCCAGGATGTTCGCAACCTCGACATCATTGTCGTTTTTCTCTAGCCGTCTCAGAACTTCCATCATCAAACCCTGGCGCTTCAAGAACACCAATTCGTCCCCACCATCCCAGGCAGGGTCCAAGGTCAAAATGACCGGTGCAAATTCATATTGAGACTTATCAAGATGCCGCCCCATTGCGCCGTCTATCAATTCCTGGCTAATGAACTGCCGCGCAGATTGGTTCGGAAACTCACCACGAACCCGAACCTTAACGAAATCCGAATCCTCGCCGTGATCCTCAACCCACTGGTTAATCTTTTCCTTGTTGGTGCCTGGCACAGTGCGGCTATCAATTTTCTTCGTGACCCAACGCTTACGATGCTTCCTAAAGCACTCTCTAAAGCGTCCCGTTGACTGCGTAGGGTTCCCAAACACAATCCAGATGATAACCGTGTTCTCATCGGTTAAAGCACCCTCAGCGGTCTCCCATACCTTGTCCGCAATCTTTGATGCTTCATCGAACTGAAGCAGGATAATCTTTTCTTTGTTGTGAAGGCCGGCAAAAGCTTCCGTATTGTATTCAGACCACGGCGTGAAATCTGTTCGCCAACTGTCCGAGTTGTCCCCATCCCTCGCCTTGATCGATGCAGAGCCAATATCAAACCAATGGGCATTGATCGCAGATCGAAACCATTTACCAATTTCTGGCGACGTTTTTGTTCGTAACTGTGTTTCTGTGTTCGCGGTCGTCATCACCCGCGCCATGTGATAGGTCGACATCGCCCAATTGGCTAACATCCCCATTTCAGCAGACTTACCAATTCCGTGACCCGATGACACCGCTATCTGCAACGGCTGATATCTGGTTTCCCAGTTGCTAAGATGCTGCCTGATTGTTTCGTTGACTTCGACCTGCCAATCGTGAGGCCTGTCGTTGTTTTTTAAATCGCCTTCTCCCCACTGCCAGGCGAACATCGCCCATCTTTGAGGGTCGTACTGACATGATCCGGCGTAATCGATTAATCCCTGCTCAGGATCGACCTTAACCGCGCTAGCTGGCATCGCGATCAGCACGAGCCTTTGATGCCGCCAATCGGTCGGCTAGGCTACCGGTCACATTCACATCGATCTTTGACTTATCCTGCCAATCTTCCGGCCTGCGGTTTTTCAGCCAGTAAATACATGCAGTCGTATCTGGCGGAACATGTTCACGATATGGCGCATAAACTGGTGCATCGCTACCGGAAGGCATGAATATCTTCACACTGTCGTAGGTGTAACCAACAGCCTTGTGGTAAAGACTTCGCTCCACACGATCATCAGCAGAACTCTTTCCACTTTTTAAGGACCCTAAAAACTCCTCGTGGTTATGCTTCCAATTGTCGATGGTTTGGTGCGAAACCTCGAAGAAGTCAGCCAATTCCAAATCGGTGAACCCGGCTGCGCACAGCTTTTCAGCTTGCTTAGCAAATTCCTTTTTGTACTTGCTTGGTCGTCCTCCTGGCATCGTCTTACCTCTCCGCCATCAATGGTGAACTGATCTGTGACGATCCGCCAAGGGCTTTCGGCTGGGTGTTACTGGTCAACAAAGCGGGCTTTCGCTTCTTATCGAAATCACCGCGCATAGCAGCGGATGGGCTAATAATCCTCCCGGCATCACCACCGACTTTTCGAGCAACGAATCCCATTGGATCCAAAGATTGCCCTATACCAGACTTAGGCGCTATTGCCCCTATTGGATGGAGCACCTTACCTAGCGTCTTGTTGCCACCGATACACATATCTAAAACCCATGATCCTTTTCAAGCGCCTTGACTAAATCACGATAGCTTTCAAAGTCATTTAAGGCGTCACACATAATACCCGCCCAATCTCTGTCTGGTATGTTACTCGCGACTGTCACGAGATGAGGAGATGTTTTAACTATCTCGAACTCTTCCAATACCGTGCCTTGATGCGACATCTGGAGAACTTGATACGCCCCGGACTGCTCAATCATGGTTAAGCGACACAACGCACGGCCCACTAACGCCGAAAGTGCGATGTTCATAGGGTTGGACCCGGTGAACCTCAACGCCTTCGCGTTTGCTTAATTCAGATTGAAGGAAACACGTCGGGACGGGTTTAACGAAACGCGTCCAAAACCATTTCTGTATCTTGTATTCGCGATCAGTCATCACGTACCCCTAAACAAAAACGGCCCCCGAAGGAGCCGCTCATGATATCCTGCTAACCAGTGGCTAACAGGTTTCCCGCCACCTCAGTGACAGGTGTTGATTTTCTAATCGCCATCCCATGGCTTGGTTAGTTCTGCTGAGAATTGATCCCATGCTAAACAGTGCTTAGTTTCTGCCTCTTGCAAAGCTATTTCAGCTTGCTCGATATCCGCTGTTGCCTCTTGCAATGCTTGGATGATGTCTTGGCCTACTGTAGCGCTTTGATTTCCAGTATTCGCAATTTCTGCCATGTTCAGCTTTCCCTGAATAGTCAAACTTCTCACACAAGCCCCGACCATTTGAATCGTCGCGCTTGAATTTAAACCAAAACCGACAGCTTCCGCATTCCTTCATTAACCTTGCACCCCAGCCCCTACTTCCTGCGTTACAGGACACGCACACCATCCGGTGACAGTTCGGAAACTAAGAGCGGCTTTTCACAACACCCGGTGATCAAATCCGAGTGGCCCCTGGTGGGGTCTTAATCAAGGATGACGTGAGCAGGGCCTTGAATCAAAAAGCCCTGGACGGTTTAGCATCATCTAGACGCACAACTCCAGGGCAGATTAAGTGCACCATATGTCGATTTGATTCCGCCGTCAACCACTACATGAAGTTTTTATAGCAGGCATTTAAACCGAGTTGCACCAACTCAACTCTTGCCGTGGGATCATCTTGGATTAGTTTGGTTACATCCCTTGCAGCACCAGCATCGTTGATACACTCAAACCATTTCTGGTAATTCTTAATGATCTGGCTTTTTTGATCCTCTGTAAGGTTCGGGGGGCGACCCTGGGGCAAATAACGGCTCAATGTGTCCCGGTGTCCCTTCTCCCCATACAGCCAATTCATTCGCTCAACGATTTCCGCATATAGCTCAGCCGCAGCGAATTGGTTCTTGGTCAACATCTTCCGAGCATACCACGCCCCCATGAGGCGTCCCAAGGGTGCCCGCATCAACGCCGCGTCGGACACGTCGCGATCCCCTACGATCTCACGCCGCATCGCAAGCTGGGCATCCGTAATGGCTGGCGAATTATCCTGAACCGCCGAGAACGCCTTATTCCGCTTTGTCGCTTTACGTCCGTGTCTAGCCATCTTGCCTCTGTTCTTTCATCCGATTGAGCGTTTGAAATTCATTGAACAGAGCAACCAGTGCCGATACCTCAGTAGACGTCTGATTTATTGCGTCTTGGGCCATATCTAGTTGCGTATGGAACTGGTCTTTAGAATAATCGTCTGTCCCAGTCATCGCTGCTTCGACATAGTGATTTATAATGCTTATACGCTTCATAGCGTCAGATGCAGAACCTAGTGCGTCAACAGCAAGCGCCTGGCCTCTAGCTGCAATATATCGTTGAGGCCATTCTTCATCTTTACATGGATCAGACTTAAAAATCTCCTCTAGTCTCTTTCTTAAAATTTCCATCAATCACTCCTCCGTTAAAACCTCTTTCCGGCTAGTTGATATCCATTTTCCTGAAGAACCTCCTTGATTAAAGAGACGCTCTTTTTACCCATTTCTGGTGTCTCCCGGACATCATGCAATGAAAGCTTACTTAGGTCTTCGAGAGTATCGCAATCATGGTGATACTCTTTCCT